AGATAGGGGAGGTATGATAGGTGACTGCATCTAAAGTAGAAAAGCTTCGGCAAAAGCACGATTATTTAATGGGCTATGATCCGTATTGGGACTATAGGCATAAACAATGGTGGAATGAATACGGTAAGTATAGTTATCAGGCGATGTACGAAAAGGGCAAAATCGCTCAAGGTACAGAACCCAGATTAAGAAGACGGCGTGCGTGGATTGATAAAATCAAGTTGCGTGTAGGCTGTATTGATTGTGGCTATAGGGAACATGCAGTAGCTTTACATTTTGACCATAGAGACAGGACATTAAAAAACAAAAATATATCGCAGATGATCGGGGGTAAATTAAATAAGATATTTGAAGAAATTCGTAAGTGTGACGTTAGGTGTGCTAATTGTCATGCGGCTAAAACGCTGCGTGATCAGGAAACAACACCTTTAATTCCCAGAATTGGGTGGCAAATACTAGAAGAAGACAAAATTAGACTTATAAAAGCATATGGTATGTGGATAGAAGGTTATTCAACACGCGAGATAGCCGAAAAAACCACACTTTCATCCCATAAAGTCTCACAGATTGTTTCACAATGGAGAATACAAAAAGCAAAGGAAAGAATACTAGCGATAGAGGATCCTGAAGGGCTACATCGGTGGGATAGCTATACGGTTACGGGAAATAGACTTATGAGGCGGGCAACTAATAAAGAATACTTTATCCGTAGATATGGAGAAGCAGCACTATGACTGAGCTACCTAGATATGTACATCGCGTCACGTACAAGAACAGGAGGATCGGCTACAGATTTATACCGCCTCAGAAGTACATTGATGCAGGTGTAGCTGAACGTAAAACATTTGGAGCGCAGATCCATCGCATACGTGATTGGCTTGCGCCTGTCTACAAAGCTATGGATAAGTTCGATGAGGACAATAGAATATCCAAACTTAGCTCTAATAGTAGGGTATCTCAACTTATCGAACACTATAAAATCTATAGTAATTTCAAGGACTTGGCTGATACCACTGTGCGCGATTACGAATATATGTTTGGGTTTATAATCAAGCATACTAAGGACTGCGCTATAGATTACGTAGATATAACTAGAGCCCGAATGATCTATGAAATAGTTAGAGAGGCGCATGGTCTTCATGTTAGTTCCAAGTTAGTTCGCGTAGCTAGAATAGTTTTTAATCACGCATTGGATATGTCTCTGATACCGAACAATCCTTTCAGTAGAGTCAAGGCAAAAACGCCCAGACCAAGACGTATACTATGGACTGATGAACAGGTCAAACTCTTTTTGACGGTTGCCTACAATAATTGGGAATGGCGTAGTATAGGTTTGATATGCCAGATGGGCTATGCATGGGTCCAGAGGGTCAATGACTTACGCCTGCTTACGTGGGACTCAATAGATTTGGGCAAAAAGATGGTCACAATAAGGCAGACCAAAAGAGGGGCCACAGTATACCTACCTATAGCTGATGATCTATACGAGATGCTTATACAACAGGAGCAAGACTTCGGCTTTCAAGACTACGTAGCCCCGCGCGTAAACCCACAGGGAGGCCAATTCTATCCGTATTCACGTGAGGATGTGTCTAGGTACGCTAAGGACATTCTCAAGGCTGCAGGACTGCCTACAAACCTCTGGCTGAGTGATCTACGGAGGACAGGTACTACGCAGATGGTTGAAAGTGGAGTTCCTGTAACATCGATCATGCAGGTCACGGGTCACTCGGATCCATCCGCACTTAGTCCCTATATAAAAAATACACTAAGAGGTGCTACGGAAGCATTAAAAGCTAGACAAAGTGTTTGACAGGTATAAAATTCTGTGGTAAAAGCTTAGGAAGAAGCCGAGGGAAAGGGAGATATATACATGAATATATTAGAATATATTAAGGAATTAGACTTAGGAATAGGGAGAACTATTAGAATTAATTGTCCTAAGTGTAATGGTAATAATACCTTTACGGCTACGAATATGGCAGGAGAAATTCTGTGGAATTGTTATAAGGCAGGGTGTAGTACCAAAGGTAGATCTAAAGTAGCTATGTCTGTAGGAGATATAAAAGCTAAGATGGTATCTACTAGGTGGGATCAATTGCCATCCTATTCTGTAGATAAAAAGCCTAGTAAGGAATTTGTAAGACCAAACTATATCACTAACGAAAAAACTCCTCAATTACGTCAGTGGGCTGATATGTGGTCTATTGATGTAGATGATATTCTGTATGACGTAAGAGAACATCGTGTGGTATTTCCCATTTATCACGAGGGTAAACTAGTGGACGCAACCGGACGTGCCATAGGACATAGATTACCTAAATGGAAAAGATATCACGATTCGGGGTTGCCTTATCATAAAGGAAATGGTAAGGTAGCTGTGCTGGTGGAGGACTGCATCAGCGCGTATAGGGTCGGGGGCGACGAACGGGTAGGAGTAGCATTACTTGGTACGTCTTTGTTGGAGTTGCACAAAGTGTATCTCTCCCGCTTCGACAAAGTCATTGTCGCCCTCGATCCAGATGCGTTACCAAAGACGCTCAAAATAGCGGGTGAGCTAAGGTCTGTCATATCTGATGTGCGTGTATTGCGTTTGTCAGACGATTTGAAGTATGGTAAAACTGTTGACTTGGAAGAGTTGGAGAGACTCATATGGAATTAGCAATCTTAAGGTCTTTGATGGACAAAGACTTCTATGATGAACATCGAGGGGCCAAGTGCCCTGATCGTATCTTTTCATCTGACGGTAAGAAGATTAAAAAATCTATCGACGAAGCGATGGAGAACTATGGCAGGGCTGTAGAGCCTGATGAGATTGAAGCTATATTCATGGCTAACAATCCATCGATGACCACCTCTCAGAAGGCTGCATACTCGTCTATGTTTGATAACATCCGTAGGCAAACACCTATGGGCTCTGACGTGGCACAAGATGTTTTTGTTAAGATGTTTCAACAGGTAGTGGGTGAGGACATAGCTAATCTCGGATTCGACTATGTGAACGGTACGGAGACAAGCCTAGAACCCCTACGTGTTCTTCTGGAAAACCACCAAGATAATTTCCTACCTCAACTACGTGTGGACTGGGAGGACATATCGTTGGATGCATTACTTGCTAAGAATGCTCTAGAAACTAGATGGGCATTTAATATACATACATTGGCACGTAAGGTTCCGGGTATCAATGGTGGGCATCTTATTGAGATCGGAGCTAGACCTAACACAGGTAAGACATCCTTTCACGCTAGTCTCGTATGTGGACCCGGCGGCTTTGCTGAACAGGGTGCTAAATGTATAGTGCTCTGTAATGAGGAAGGTGCACACCGTGTCGGCGCTCGGTACTTGACTGCTGCACTGGGTCAAGATGTCTACAACATCAGCCAGAATAAAGAAGCCGCACTGCAGAAATGGCAGATGATGAAGGATAAAGTTTATATCAAGGACGCTACAGGTAAGGACATGGCATGGGTGGAGTCACTCTGTAAGACATTTAAGCCTGACGTTATGGTTCTTGATATGGGTGATAAGTTTGCTAAGACTGGAGGCTTCGCCCGTATGGATGAAGCATTGAAAGCTAATGCAATCTATGCACGTCAGATAGCTAAGATGTATGACTGCGCTGTTCTGTATATGTCTCAGTTGTCAGCGGATGCTGAGAATAAGATTGTACTTAATCAGAGTATGATGGAGGGCAGCAGGACTGGTAAAGCAGCAGAGGCGGATCTTATGATACTGATCGCCAAGAACCCGCCAGTCGAAAATCAGGAAGAAGAAGATAGGCAACGCCATCTGAATGTGGTAAAGAATAAACTTACTGGTTGGCATGGCATAGTGCATTGTGAACTAGACTATCGAGTCGGTAGATACACGGCATAGGAGATAAACATGGTAGAACGTACACTAGCTAAAGTTCCGAAGCTCAAGACAAACTTTGAGACTCCGGTTAAAGTATTCATCGTAACTACGGACAACTATACGTCCAACAACTCAGTGCCGCAGCTTGTCTGTGATAACATCATTGGGATTGTATATGCTGATAAAGGCATACAGTTACATCGACACGATGAGCATGTGGTCTACGTCAGGTACGAGACCTTCAAGTACTTTGCAACGGAGCCGATGAATGCCTGAGTTTAAACTGAGTGGTAAATCACTACTCAAATTGAATGGTGTGAAGGAAGAACTACGTATGGTAGTTACCCGTGCTATTCAATTAACTAAAGTAGACTTTGGCGTTATCGAAGGTTTACGTACTGAAAAACGTCAGAAGGAATTGCTTGCGTCAGGTGCTTCACAAACGATGAGGTCTCGCCACCTTATTGGTGAAGCCGTAGACCTTATGGCATACGTTGGTTCTCGTGGGTCATGGGAACTTAATCTTTATGACGATATTGCGGAAGCTATGAAGGAAGCTGCAATCGAGCAAGGCACTGGCATTCTGTG